ATAGACAGATAGCAGAAAACATTGTTAGATATATCAATGATTTACACAGTAGGTGATAGTTTTACATACGGACAAGAATTATCCGATCCCGCAACACAAGCATGGCCCAAGTTAGTTGCTGATCGTCTTGGTTACCATTTAATTAATGATGGTACACCTGGAGTTAGCAATGAGTTTATGGTTAAGAAAACTATGCAAGCAGTTGCAAAGCACAAGCCTAAACTAGTAATAGTTGCTTGGACAAGTTGCGCTCGCGCAGAGTTTGCAGACGAATGGGGGGTATACGATGTATGGCCCGGATGTAGTGATCGTGTATTTGATGAAGATCCTAAACTAAAATACAGACACGATTTAATTAAATATATTACTAGGTACAATAATGATGTACACGAGTATCGTCGCTGGCTAAGACAAGTTATCCTACTACAAAGTTTCTTGCAAAATCACAGCATAGAGTATATAATGTGTAATACGTTCGACAATCAAGAACGTTACAACTCTAATGAAGAATATATAAAACTTGTTGATACAACAAAATTTGTTGGTTGGCCTAATTATGGATTTGTTGAATGGGCATATAATACACCGCATGGACCTGGCGGACATCCACTAGAACAAGGTCATAAACAAATAGCGGAAAAGATATATGAAACCTTGTTGAAATAACTCATCAATTTATACATTAAAACGATAAATAAATGTATAAATTGAAAGGTTAGATTTATGAGTATAATCTATAAAATTACAAACAAATTAAACGGTAAAATATATGTTGGAAAAAGTAAGTATAGCATGGATGATTATTTTGGATCAGGGATTATTATAACGCATGCAATTAAAAAATATGGAATAGAAAACTTTACTAAAGAAATAATTGTTGAATGCGATGATGCTGAAATTGATGAGCTAGAAGGATATTGGATAGAACAATTAAACGCACGTGACAAATCAGTGGGTTACAATATATCCAGCGGCGGACAGGGCGGAGACCACTATTGGAAAGTTATGTCCGATGAAGAAAGAGAGCAGCACCGAGAGAAAATCCGAAAAAGTATTAAGGGAAGAAAACGAGCACCGCATAGCGAAGAAACAAAAAGAAAAATGTCAGCGAGCTTTGGCCGCGTTGTGGCCGACGATCCGGAATTTATTGCTCGACGAGCAGCAAAGAAGAGAAAGCACTATATTATAATTGATCATGAGAATAAAGTAGTATACGAAACGGATAATATTGTGGAATTTTGCCAAGACAACGATGTACCGTCGCATGCTCGGTTACAACATAATGAGAGAAATAAGAAAACATACGTTGATGGTAGGTGGTCATGTAGATTAAAAGAGGAATATGTTATGGATAACGTAATCAGCTTTGTCGATAATGAGGTAGTTAATAACACAATAGAATATAAGATGAGACAAACAGCAAATAGAAAAAAGGGAAATAAATGAAGCCGTGCGTTATTCATGTCAACGATGAAGTTAACTGTAAGTTAGAAGGCTTAGATTTGGATACCAGGCGTAAGCTGAGTAATAAGTTTAAGTATGATGTGCCAGGTGCTCGCTATATGCCAGCGGTAAGGCTAGGACGTTGGGACGGCAAGGTTGCTTTTTTCCAAATGGGAGGCAGTACTTACATTAACTTGTTACCAGAAATTCTTACTGTATTGCAGAGTGACGGATATGATGTTACGTTAAACGACTTACGTGATTATCAGATAGACCTGAATTTAGAGCCTGTAACAGCAGATAGTTATGCTGAGTTTTCATGGCCTGACAAGCATCCAGCCGCAGGGCAACCTATTATGTTGCGTGACTATCAGGTAGATGTTATTAATAATTTCCTAACAAATCCGCAGAGCTTACAAGAAGTGGCAACTGGTGCTGGTAAGACACTTATCACAGCCGTGCTAAGTCACAGATGCGAAGCACATGGCAGAACAGTTATTATTGTTCCTAACAAGAGCCTGGTAACGCAAACCGAAGAAGACTACATTAACATGGGATTAGATGTTGGTGTATATTATGGTGATCGTAAGGAGTTTGGCAAAACACACACCATTTGTACCTGGCAGAGTTTAAATATACTGTTAAAGAATACTAAGAACCAACGAGCAGAGATTACTATTGGAGACTTCCTAGAGGATGTAGTTTGCATTATGGTAGACGAAGTACACATGGCAAAAGCAGACGCACTTAAGACATTGTTAACAGGAGTAATGAGTCATATACCTGTACGCTGGGGATTAACTGGGACAATACCCAAGGAAGATTTCGAAAAGCAAAGTTTGTTTTGTAGCATTGGGCCAGTAACCGGCAGCATTAGTGCTAAAGAGTTGCAAGACAAAGGAGTTCTTGCAAATTGCGAAGTGAATGTGTTACAATTAATAGATGTAAAAGAGTATACAAACTATCAGAGTGAACTTAAATACTTGTTGGAAGCCACTGATAGATTAGATTACATTGGTGGTGTAATAGATAATATTAAAGATACTGGTAATACGCTGGTATTGGTGGACAGAATAAATGCAGGAAAAGAATTACAGAAAAGGATTCCGTCTTCCGTTTTTGTTAGCGGTGGAACAAAGGCACAGGAGCGTAAGGATCATTATGATGAGGTGGCTGACGCAACTGGTAAAGTTATTATTGCTACTTATGGTGTTGCCAGTGTTGGTATTAATATACCCCGTATTTTTAATTTGGTATTGTTGGAACCCGGCAAGAGCTTCGTCCGTGTTATCCAAAGTATCGGAAGAGGAATTAGAAAAGCAGAAGACAAGGACTTTGTCCAGATATGGGATGTTACATCGACGTGTAGGTTCGCGAAGAGGCACCTTACCAAAAGGAAAGCGTTCTATAAAGAGGCAAACTACCCCTTTACGGTTCAAAAAGTAGACTGGACTTAATTAATAAACTTATGAATATAACAAGGATACCTTAATGCGAATTTTAACACTAGAAGATAAAGCCTACGAAATGAACGAAATACCTGACGAGGTAGAGGATCTTCTATTTGCTATCCTAGACAACAGTGATCCGCAAAATCCAGATTACTTTTTCAGACCTCTTATATTTTTGGAAAGTTTCAATGCTCCAGCTCTGGTATTGGATATTGCTGGCAACAGAATTAAGATGCCAGTTGATTGGAAAATCCTTATAGGGGAACCAGATCATGGCGATTTAGAAATGACAAATTTAAGTAGTTTAAACGATCGTGGATTCAAGGCTTTTAGTTTTAATCCTATTAGCGGCTTTATTGCTGACTACTTGCCCATAGACATTGTAGATTTGTACACAGATGTAAAATGGTTCTTTCCTAAACTTAAACAAGGACAAATATTAGCTATCCCTATTCAAGTTGGAGACAAGCCTAAATGTGTTTATTGTGCTAAAGAAATAAACAAGCAAAATGAAGTTGTAGATATTACCAAGGCATTTTAAACATGGGTCAACAGTTATATTGGTTGATCAAAAAGAAAGATTACAGACAATTTGAATATCGTGTTAATCCAGAAAATGAGACTCATTATTTTATAATTAGAGATTTCTTTCCGCGATTGGAAAGATATTTTAAAGATCGACCTCAACTACTAGCAGAACGTAAAATATATAGTAGTAATAGCAACAGGTACTATACTATAACATTTGCTGACTTAGCGGAAGCCCGCATGTTTGAGTTGCATTTTGCAGAACATATAAGAACTAACGGTACAAGATATGACTGATTTACCTCTTAACCAAGTACTGGGCGCACTGGATAACAAGGACATGGAGTTCTGGGATCGTTGCACTCCGGAACAGCAAAAGAAAATTGCACCCTTCTTGTTGAATCGTTATATGAGTCTGGTAAAAGGTAATACAGAACTAGCGTCATATTACCTGATGGCCACTAATCAACGTGTTAATTCTAACTACTTTTCACTTAGCAAGCACCCTAAACTGGTATGGCAATTGTTGTGTACAGTGAGTCCTGGCATGGGAAAACAATTCCATCAGTGGGTAGGCAATAAGAAAAAGAAGAAAGACAAGAGTAACGAGATACGCAAGACACTGGCTGAGATGTATCCCAATATGAAAAATGATGAACTGGACTTAATGACCAGTATCACTACTACCAAAGAACTAAAAGCTCACGCCACTGAGTCAGGGGAATGAGCGACTTGACTAACGTTATAGTAGATGCTATAATGAATAAACAAATGGTAGATAAAGAGTTTGAATGTCGTTACTGTGGCAAAAAGTATCGCAAGGAAAGTACCCTTGCGGCACATCTTTGTGAGCCAAAGCGTAGAGCACAACAGGAAAAAGAACCTGGTGTGCAGATTGGATTAGCGGCATATCTGCGTTTTTATGAGATAACACAAGGGTCAGCTAAGTTCAAAACATATGCAGACTTTGCGACTGGTCCATACTATAATGCATTTGTAAAGTTTGGCAGGCATTGCCAGAATATACGTGCAATTAACATTGCTGGGTTTATTGAATACGTTATTAAAGAAAACAAAAAGCTGGATCACTGGTGCAAGGATCAGTTTTATCAGGACTTTTTGTTTAACCATCTACGCCGTGAGAGTGTGCAGGATGCACTAGAGCGTAGCATGGAAACCATGGTATCCTGGGCAGAAGAGAAAGAAAGCATATACAGCCATTACTTCTTGTATGCTAATCCTAATCGTGTTACACATGATATTACTACAGGACGCATCAGTCCCTGGGTAATATTTAATTGTTCTAGTGGTATTGAAATGCTGGATAAGTTAAGTCCAGAGCAGATTGAAATAGCGTTCCCCTACATAGACACTGATTTTTGGAAACGTAAGTTTGTAGACTACTTGGCTGACACCGAGTGGGTTAAACATATTTTAAGTGAGGCTAAATTATGATCGATTTACCAGATATTGATATAGATTTTAAAAATAGAACTC